GCGTTAGGATCTGTTTTTTTGAATCTTACTCTCATACTTTTCATACTCCATGTCATCCGTAATTCTTATTCTCTGTTCCATTCCTCTGAACGGGTCACTGTAGTACAATTTCTTGTGTTTTCCTTCCTGTGTTACTGTACAGACCTTATCCTTCCGCTTCCCCTTGATGACCACCTTTGCTCCGCAGGGGAGTTTCTTGACTTGGGCGGCGGTTAATGTTTTTAAGTCGGTCAAATTATCATCTCCTTCACACCGGACATTGAATGTCCGTTTTTCTATCCCCACTGTTCAGCCATTGCTTTGGCGATTCCTGAGAAGGTCTTACTTCTGACACCACCATCTCTTGTATAGGTGTCTTCCCAAACCTTCGCTTTGCCGTTCTTGTATGTTCCAAACAGTTCATGATTATTTGGTTTCTCTCCCGTATATGTCGGAACAAGCGGCCGCAATCCCTTCAGCCAAAAGCACGTCTTCTTTGTCACGAAATCATTCTTGTCTTCCGGACCGTTGCTGAACATATACGGGTCTATGCATTGATCGGGTTTTCGGTAACAAGTGTTCATAACTCCTACCGGGTTCTCGATTGCTATCCTGTCGCAATCAGCATTGACGCAATCCATAAAAAACCTCATTCCCTCAATCCTGTTCAATGTTCGTGCGTTAATCCAGTTCAGCGGGGTCATTCTAATGCTATGTGAGCGTGTAGCCGCATTGCTGAGATACGTACAAGGCGGATGAGCAATAATCATGTCCCATCTGTCTATCTGTATCTTTTCGCCTGTCTGTAGCCTCATCACGCCACCGTTAAGCACTGCCCTGGCATCCATCAGAATGTGCCATTTTGGCACCCCCCCCCGTACATTTTTGGATGTCACAGCTATATGCTTCATGTCCTTTTGCTCTGAATGCCTTGCATACTGTCTGTGATTCTTCACAAGCCACAAGCACCCTCACTCAAACTCCCCCTCCCTCCACGGCCTCATCAACGGCCTGTCATACATATACCCAAACTTCTTATCATGCTCATCCGTAACCTTCTCCGCATAAGCAACAGCCTCATCCCAACTCTTAAACCAGCTCACCCCAACACAATTCGTCCGCACAAACCTTAACGAGCTGCTTCCGCATCTGCTCCATGTTGTGATTTTGTATTCCGTGTAGCCGCCTCTGATGATTTCGGAGATTTTGCCCTTCACGATTTCGTAGTGATAAGGCTGTCTTCTGAAGCGGTAGTCTGTGGTGGATTCGGATAGGCCGTAGAGGGTGGTTCCAACATCAAGCAGTTTTGCCATTGTGACTCCTTTCGTCATGGTAGTTGATGATCGCAAGCAACAGCTTCTGTGCCAGATCGTCTCCGCCATACTTCGTATCAATGTCCCTTGCGTCATCAATTAAGCCTTTCCAATAGTCTTGGTTCTCATAATCCGGATCAAAGTATTTCTTGCAGTAGCTCCAGAAGTCCTTTGTCAGAAATTCTGTAAACTGTTTCTTCGTCATCATCTCGATCACCATTCTTCATCGGCGTTGAAGTCTCCAAACACATCTTCATCTGTTTCCGTAAACTCTTCCTTTTCTGACTCCCATCCAACTTCCCAGTCAAACAGATCGCTTTCAGATACCCTCTTTGACGAATCCTGATAGTAAATTGGGATGCCCTCATAGTTCACTTTTCCATCAAGACGGTTCTTCCAAATCTGTAGCACTCTCGGTGCATTAACATTTGAGTCCTTTTTTGGTTCCGCATATCGCAAGATGAAGTCACAAAGGTTGGTGATGTTTGAGGATCCAAGGATAGAGTCAGGTGAAAAGTTTTCATCTTTTTTTGGATGAGCTACCAGCATGATAAATGCGTTATACTTCTTTGCAAATTTCGCAAGCTCCTTTACAAAATTTGACTGCTGCCTGTAAATATCACTGTTGATATCGTCATCTATTGCGGTCATGAGGTTGTCAACGATAAACACCTTGCAGTTATACTGCATTGCGGCAGCTTGCATCACCTGTATCAGCGTTTCATCTTCTTCGTCATCTGAATCAAGCAAGATGCTGTTGTCATAGAAGTACGCATGATCTCCGTACCACTTTTCAATTTTCGGCGTCACGTTTGCGTCAACCGTGTACTGCATCTTTCTGAACTTGTCTAACCTTCCGTTAACAAAACGGTTTCCGGCAACTTGACGTTCGAACCACTCTTTAAACCTTTCCGCCATCAATTCGCCAGAATAGAAGAAAACGTTGTATCCGCTCTTTATCGCGAATATTCCAAACTGAGAAGTTACCGTTGACTTTCCGAGTCCGCGCTTGCCCGTTGTTATCCCAAGCTGACCGAGATAGAATCCGCCTAGTGTTTCATCCAGCTTTCCGAACCCGGTCGAGAACCGTTCCAGGTCAGAAACGTTGAGGCGTTTCACGTCCACAAGCCTGATAATTCTCGGATGTTTTACGGGTTCCGAATTTTCCACCGCATCCCTGACCGCATCCTTTCCGTATTTCTGCAAGAGATCGTTCGCATCCTTACAGTCTTTGTAGTCCGCTTCTCTTACGTGCTTCACTGTTCCGTGAAAATGCTTGTGCATCTCATCAAGCAACGTGATGTTTCCGTTCTCGTAGTCTCCGAACACAATCAGCGTGTCGAACCGACTCATGAAGTCCCAGCAGTACGGTATCCATGTAAAGCCCTTTGCTCCTGTCGGTACGGACACGGCGTTTTCTATTCCGGCTTCCGCAACAGACAGACTGTCGATCTGGCCTTCCGTCATGACAAGTGTCTTGTTCTCCATATTGCATTGAGCCATGCCAAACAATATCGGTTTGCAGTCTGCTTCACACCATTCCTTGCTTCTGTCCCTCTCCTTATCGAAATCGGCCTTACGGTATTTCACGAATTGTAAGATGTTGTTCTCATCGTAGAAAGGAAATACGATGATATTCTCATCCTTCTTCTTTGACGAAATGTGGTATGTCTCTATTACCTTTTGTGATATGCCCCGTCCTTTCAGATAGCTGATTGCGGCCGGAGTCGGAACAGGATACCCTTTCCGATGAATCCGCTTAAACCGCTTTTTTGAATTAAGATACTCATCCGCCATCGTTCCAAGCGAAAAGTCAAAGTCCCTCGAGAGCGTGATCATATTTCCGTGTGCTCCGCAAGATGCCCGTAAGCACTTAAATTGTCCCGTCTCCAAATTGATTGCAAACGTGTTCTTATCGTCCGTGTTATTCCGGCAATACGGGCAGTAAGCAAATTGCAGTTCGTCTCCTCGTTTTCGCACCCGAATACTCTGCTCTCTTGCAAACCTTTCCGCATCATCCGGATCAAATGTGTAAATACTCATGGATCGTACCAGCCGTCCTCCTCAAGATATTCGTTGTCAAATACCTGCGTGTTTTCCGTTCCGAAAGGAACGCTATTTTCTTTTCTTTCTTTTATAATAGGAAAGTGTTCCTTTTGCGGTGTCCCTAAGGAACCTGTGTTGCGGTTCTCTAGGGAACCGCTGTTTTGATATTTATCGTAGTTAACGATTGTAATCAGGCTCCCGTAATTATCTTGTTTTACACGTATCTTTTTCTTTCGCTTCAAAACCGCAAGATAATTTATTACCGACTTTTTATGCCAGCCCCATCTTTCGGACAGCTTGGATATGCTTGTAAGCAATTGCCCGCGCTTCACCTTAAATGACCTGTTTCTGGACGTTTCATATTCATCTTGATATTTAGCGTTTGCAATCAAATCAACCCACGCCTGTCCCCATGAATACGGTTTATGGAGCCATATTTCATCGCCTAAAAGGCTTCTATACATTTTTACCCATCCATTATCCGTACTCACCTTTCATTAACCTTTCCTTTATGTCCTTGCGGAGAATGTCGGCGATGATCATTCCCGACCTCTCCGCGGGACAGAATATCGGGATAAAGAATCCCCTCACCATCCAGGCGATGATCGTTCCAAAGAAGGAGTTGGCGTTAATCCTGCTCTTGTAGTCGTGGCGGATTATCATGTCGAGGGAAGCGTTTTCGACCAGGAGGAACACCTTGGCCCCTGCGTCTGCTGCCCGTTTGAATTCGCGCTCGAATCTCTTCCGCCCGTTCGTGATGTTTCCTGCCAGTTCATCAAGATCCATTTTCCGTTCGATGGAACATATCGGATGAATCCGCCCGTCCTCTTGCGGAACATTGATTTTCTCCCCGTTTGGCAGCGTGACCTGTCCGCAGTAGTCGCCGTAGTCGAGAGTGGCCCGCGTGTACGGTACGCCGAAGCTGCGGAATCTCTTCCGTGACCTCGGCGTGTTCTGCTCCCTGGTGTCGACCACGATTTCAAATGTTTCCAGTACGCTGTCGATCTCCTTCGTCGTCATTTACAGAAACGGGACTTCATCTTCGATGCCGTCGCCGACGTTCATGAAGTCGTCGTCTCCCGAGGAATTGCCGGAAGCCCGTCCGCTACCGATCAGCTTGTCGTTCGGCATCTTGCCGGGATTTCCGGATCTGACATCATCAGCCACACAAGTCCATTTCATGACGATGTGGTCGTAGACGTTCCCGTTGTTTTCCGACTGTTTGTTGTGGAATTTGCCGCCGATCACCTTGCCTTTCAGCTTCTTGAGGTCGCCGTCAAACACAAATCCGCCGTTGGAATCCTCGAGATCTGCGAAAAAGGTGTCATAATTCTGCTTCACATAATCCTGTGAGTTATCGTTCGGAACATTGAGGTTGAACACCGCATCATACGGCCATGCCTTTTTCTTGCCGTCCGTCGGTTCGGGAGCTGCCTTGTACTGCTTGGTGTAGAAATCCTTGTATTCGCCCTCAGCGATATCGAATCCGATCTTGATGTATTCATCTCCGGAAGTCCACTTCGCCAGCTCCGCGCCGATGATCTTGACAACATAGGCACCTTTCGGAAGCTGTGAAAATGATTTTCTGCGGTTGTTGCGGTTATAGGTTGGTAATGACATAATGTTTTCCTCCTTGGTTATATTATTATTGGTGTTTCGCCATGCTCAAAACGTGCTTGTCTTGCATGGCAATACGCTTTTTCTACTCGTTCAATATCTTCTCTGTTGATATAGTTGCTATCGTCACCCCATAAATAAAATCTGCCGTGCTTATCAGCTGCCGGGTATGCTGCAAAATAGTCTCCGTCAATATGGTAATAGTTAAATGGATATATTCCCTCAACACCGTCCATGCAGTCATATGAAAAGCACGCATTGCTGTCGTGCGATCCTTTAAACGGAGGGATATTTCCAACCACAAGTATTGGAAGGTATTTATCTAGAGCAAGACGATTATTAATGTACAGTTCGTATTCTTCTTCGTTTAATCCGTAAACAGAAAATGCTTTTATTTTTTCTGCGTCTTCGGCGTTCATCTTTCCTTTTACTTCTATGTATAACGGGCGTGAACCTATATTGCATTCGCCCCTATACCCATGACATTGAACGCGAAAATCAGGAAGATAACATAATCCGTTTTTCTGAAACCCCTCTGGTTCGTATTCGTATTTCACGCCCAGCGCATCGAAAAAAACTGCCCACCTTGCTTCTAATCTGCTTCTAAAACGGTATCCGTTGTAATGCGTCTCTATTGGTTTGACATCATTAAACTTATCAGTAATCCCCATCAATACTCCTCCAGCTTCTTCAGCACCGCCGCCATATCATTCGGAATCTCCAACGAATCAAACACTCCTTTCGGCGTTTTCGCCGTGGAATTGATCGCCCTGGTTTCAAACACATATTTCACGCTGTCCCCTTCGGGTTTTGCCTTGGAATACAGTACGGTGGTCAGCTTGGTTTCGATTCCTATCTTGTCCAGCTTTTTGCCGGAAGTCTTGATATGCGCGAATTTGTACCCATCATCGTCCCGATCAAGCTGCACGTGGGCCATGAGGATCACGGTAAGATCATCCCTGGCTTTCAATGCCTCATCAATGATGTCATATATTGCCCATGCCATATCCGCCCATTTATCGTAATTCTTTTCCTTCCGCCTCCTTGCTTCGTCCGCCACCATGATCCCGTTGATCGTATCGATCACCAGCACCTTGATGTGTTTGAGATGTTCGGCCTCGTTGATCTTCTTGAGTATTCCAAGCACTACGGCCTGATTGTCAGTGACATAGTAGTTTTTATTTGCTTCCGAATACTGCTCCCTTAACTTCTTCGGAAACGGAAGCCTCTTCTTGTCTGAATTGACAATGTATGTTGTCTTAGGGTCAAGTGTTTCCAGACTGGTGGTTTTGCCGGAGCCTGACTCACCCATCACGCCGATCACGTTTGCCATGATCATTCCTCCTTTCTTCTCTTGTATTGCATCTCCTCCAAGATCCTCACGGCCTGCAAATAATTCAACAGACTGCGTGAGTCCTTTTCGTCATAAATCGGATTGTCCGGCACACGCTCCAACAGTAAGTCAATACGGTTCTGGATAGCTGCTATTCGTTCCTTATTAGTCATAGTTTGCCACCTTGCGATAATGCTCATTTAAGCAGTCCTCGCACATGATCATGTCATCGCCGATGTCATAATAATCATCGCCGTCCGCAATGGAGCCGCCGCAGAAAACACAGTGCAGGCATTGTCTGTCGGAATCTTCCAAGTCGGAAAAATACCGTTCCGCATCCAGTTCCGGGTTATCCGTCCACATCATCCGACTCACCGCCTTCCGCCACTTTAATTTCAGCCATAATGACTTCAATAAAATCATGGGATAAATACATTTCCAGCACGAATCTGATAGCTTCTTCACTCATTCCGTATCACCTCCGAGCTTCCTTCCGCACATCGGGCAGTAGTTGATTTTGATGATTTTGGTATCTGAATAGGTCTGGCCTTCTCTGTCCAAAAGCTCCGCTTCTACATTTCC